TTATACTAATGGGCGATATAATCTTCTTAAATGGGATAAACAGGAAAGAAGATATTATCCAATAGAAATAAACTTAAATCAGAAAGAAGAAGCATATGTCAACAGTGACTATAAACTATGAAGACGACAGAGTAGATTCTGTTACACAAATTGATTCGGCAAAAGCCTTATCAGATAAAGTTATTGATCTTAGAAATTTAGAAGATCAAATTGCTGCGTCAGAAGCGCATACAAGTTCTTTAAAAGAAAAATCTCGCATTTTATCTCAAGTAGAAATACCTTTGATGATGCAAGAAATGAATATAACAAAATTAAAGCTAAAAGATGGTGCATCGGTTGAAGTTAAACCGTTTTATAGTGCATCAATCACTCCTGAAAATCAGGATAAAGCTTTTGAATGGCTTCGTAAAAACGGTCTAGGAGATGTTATTAAAAATGACATCACTGTTACCTTTGGTCGTGGCGAAGATAACAAGGCGGCGCAATATGCTGTCCTTGCACGAGGTCAGGGTTTTGAACCAGTCCAGAAAGTTGGTGTTCATGCCCAGACACTCAAGGCTGTGGTCAGAGAGCGTGTTGAGGCTGGACTTGACATGCCCTCTGATATTTTTAACACGTTTGTAGGTAACCAAACGAAAATAACTAGGAGACAATAGATGATAGAAACTGGAACGGAGAAACAAGTAACAAAGAAAGCTACGCATTTGCCTTCAACAAGTTTGTTTGAAGCAGATGCACAGATAGGTTTTGAGAATGTAGATCAATCAAGTGTTGCTTTACCAATCTTAAAACTTTTACAAAACGGTTCAGGAGAAGCTCAGAAACGTAACGCAAGTTATGTAGAAGGTGCAGAACCTGGAATGTTTTTAAATACAGTTACAAAAAAACTGTATGATGGTGAGAAAGGAATAAAAGTTATACCTTGTCACTATAGACTAGAGTACCAAGAATGGTCTGACTTTGGAACAGGCTCGGGTAGACCTGAGAAAATATATCCANNNTCAAGTGATATAGTTACTAAAACTACTANGGATTCTATGGGTAAAGATAGACTTCCTAATGGAAATTATATCCAAAAGACTGCACAACACTTTGTGTTAATTCTTGATGGTATAGGAGTAGAAACTGCATTGATATCAATGTATTCATCTCAAGGTAAAGTATCCAGAAAATGGAACTCTGCAATGATGAGTATTACAATGCAAGGTAAAAATGGAGCNTTTACACCGCCACCATTTAGCCACATTTACTCTGTATCGTCTGTTTTAAATTCAGGGAAAGGTAATCAATGGTATGGATTTAATATCCAAAAAGTTGGTCCTGTTGAAGATAAAGCATTGTACGAAAGAGCTAAACAATTCTATGAAGCCTGCAAAAGAGGTGATGGAGTTGCAAACGGTTCTTAACTAGAGGCAGGGTGGTAGAAATACCACCCTTTTAAAATGGTAGACAAGTTTATAGAAATATTTACAGGATTGCAAATTGCATATGGTCAATATATTCCTACTAATGAATATGATCAAAGAGGCAAGCAAAAAGGAAAACCTTTTACAGCTAGGAAACCTGTAGTCAAAGAACTATGGGAAAAACATTTAGCTGGTGCTGAACCAGCATTAGGTATTATTCCTATTAATGAAAAAAATCTATGTAGATGGGGTTGTATAGATATTGATAAATATAATTTTAATCATAAAGAATTTGTAGATAAAATAAGAAAACATAAGTTACCGTTAGTTGTTTGTAGATCTAAATCTGGTGGTGCTCACGTATTTTTATTTACTACAGAGTGGATAGATGCAGCTTTAATGCGTAATAAATTAAAGAAAATGTCTGCGCTATTAGGTGTAGCAGGATCTGAAATATTTCCTAAACAAGATTATATATTAATAGAGAGAGGTGATTTAGGAAGTTTTTTAAATTTACCTTATCATGGTGGTGGAAATAAAAGTTTACGTTATGCTTTTAAAGATGATGGAGAAGCTGCTTCATTAGAAGAGTTTTATAAATTATATGATGAATATAAGATAAAAAAAGAATTATTAGAAAAATTAGATTTTATTGAACCTGCTGTTGAAACTAAAGAAACCAAAGTTGTTAAAGAAGATTTCCATGAAGGACCGCCTTGTTTACAAATATTAAGTAAAAGTAAAATAGCAGAAGGGGGTCGTAATAATGGTTTATATAACATAGGTGTTTATTTAAAAAAATCAGTTGAGAAATGGGAGACTAAGTTAATGGAGTTTAACATTAAATACATTAGTCCACCTTTAGATCATCAAGAAGTAAATGGTGTAATAAAATCTATATCAGGTAAAGATTATCAATATAAATGTAAAGATACTCCAATATGTGATTTTTGTGATCCTGTAACATGTGCAACAAGAAAATATGGTATTGGTAATGGTGTATTAATGCCAGAATTATCTAATCTTAGAATATATACTTCCGAACCACCTATTTGGTTTGTAAGCGTAGATGGTAAAACTGTATGTGTTAATTCTAAAATATTAAGAAATTATGATTTATTTGATGAGGCATGTATGGAACAAATTAGAATAAAACTTCCTTCAGTTCCTAAACCTGTTTGGAATCAAACTATTAGTGAATTATTTAATAGTAATATAGAAATAATGAAAGCACCTGAAGTATTACAATTAGATAATCAATTAAAAGATCATTTAGAAAATTTTACTACAGATAGAGCAGCAGGTAAAACTAAAAACGATTTATTAAGAAATACATCTTGGACTGATGAAGGTAAGACTTATTTTAGATATAAAGACTTTTGGAATTATTTAAGTAAAACTAAATCTTGGAATATTGAAAGAAATGCAACATTACATAAATTACAACAGGTGTTTAAAGCCAAAGAAGAGGTTATTAAAATAAGCGGAAAATCATTAAAAGTCATTGTAATTAAAGAACTTTCTGTGATTAGACCAGATCCAACTTTATTAGAAATAGAGAAACCACCTTATGTTTAAAAGGACAATAATACCAGGACCGCCTGGAACTGGTAAGACATTTAGATTGGTTAATCATTATATGAAAATGGAAAAAGAAATACATAATACTCCATTAAATAAGATTGGTTTCTTTACGTTTAGTAAGAAAGGAATTGAAGTTGCAATAGGTAGAGTTAGAAAATTTTTTAATGTTACAGATGAAAAAGATTTAAAATATTTTTGTACATTACATGCTTTAGGTAAAAGAGAGTGTGGTATTGATACTAAAACACAATTACTACAAGGTGAAAACTGGAATTTATTTAGAGATTACATTGGTGGTATTGTAAGAGATATTAGATTTGATTCTACAGAAGGTCAAGATGGTGTTGTTAGATATGCAAGTGATTATGTGAAGGTTTGGAGTTTAGCCAGAGCTAAAATGATAAGTTTAGAAACTCAATTTATGTTAAGAGAACATGAGAATGATATTAGTTTTAATAATTTACAATACATTTATAATAGTTTATTGAAATTTAAAAAAGAAAGTAAAATGTTTGAATTTATAGATATGTTATCTTTGTTTATAGAAAAACAGGCCTGTCCTCCATTAGAAGCTGTGTTTTTAGATGAAGCACAAGATTTAAATAATTTACAATGGAAAATGTTTCATTATATAGAATCAAATGTTAAACGATCTTATATAGCTGGTGATGACGATCAAGCCATTATGGAATTTCAAGGTGCGAATCCAGCTCATTTTGTAAAATTATGTAAAGACAAAAATACTATTATTGATTCAGGTTTAGATAAATCAAGACGAGTTCCTAAAAAAGTATTTATTATGGCTAATCAAATAATAAATACAATCAACCCTGATAATAGAGTTGAAAAAAATTGGATACCTGCTGATAGAGAAGGTCATGTTAAATTTATAACTTCTTATGATCAAATAGATTATTCTAAAGGAAAATTTTTATTATTAACAAGAACTAATAAAATGTTAAGCGCATTTAAAGATTATTTTGAAGATAAAGGTTATTTTTATTATTCAAAAAATGAGCAAGGAAAACAAAGACTTATTCCTAATTCTTTACTTAGAGCTATAGATTGTTGGGAAAAATTAAATCAAGGAGAAAGTTTACCACCTAAACTTATTTTAGAGATGTATGGATATATAACTACTAAAGGTGGAGGTGTTGAGTATGGTTTTAAAAATGGAAAAACTTTTAAAGGTTTTGAACAAGAAAATTTTAATATAGAACAACTTAGACAATCACATGGTCTTAAAGCAAAAGGTAGCTGGCAAATAGTTTTTGATAAATTGACATCTAGACAAATAACCTATATCGAAGCCATGTTAAAGAATGGAGAAGATTTGAAACAAGAAGCAAGAATAAGATTATCTACAATACATAGTGCTAAAGGTGATGAGTGTGACAATGTAGTTTTATCTTTAGAGTTAGATAATAAAAGTTATAGAGCATATTTAAAAGACAGAGATCCAGAAACTAGATTAATGTATACAGGTATGACTAGAACAAAAGAAAATCTTTATTTAATATCAACCTTAGGAGCTCCACAATATCAAATATGACAAACAAAGCATTTTTTAAACAAGTGGGTGGTTCTCATTATAAAACAATGAAAATACAACCATCTAAATTTATTAATGATAATAATTTACCTTTTGCTGAAGGTAATGCGATTAAATATATATGTAGACATAAATTAAAAAATAAAAAAGAAGATTTACTTAAAGCCATTCATTATATTGAAATGATAATAGAAAGAGACTACGGAGATGTTTGAAACAGAAGTTGAATGGGTTTGCCCTGACAATTTTCCAAATTTAAGGGGCTATGATATTATAGCAATTGACTTAGAAACAAAAGATTTAAATTTAAAAGAAAAAGGTTCTGGGTCTATTGTAGGTGATGGAAATATTGTTGGTATTGCTGTAGCAGTTGATGGATGGTCAGGATACTATCCAATAGCACATGAAGGTGGTGGTAATTTAGATAAAAAGAAAGTTTTAGAATGGATTCAAGAAGTTTGTTCTACACCTTCTATTAAAGTATTTCATAATGCAATGTATGACGTATGCTGGTTNAAATCTGCCGGTATTAAAATTAATGGAACTATTATAGATACTATGATTACTACCAGTTTAGTAGATGAAAATAGACTTTGGTATACATTAAATAGTGTTGCTTTTGATAAATTAAAAGCAGTTAAAAGTGAAAAATATTTACAAGCGGCAGCGGATAGTTGGGGTATAGATGCTAAATCAGAAATGTATAAATTACCTGCGATGTATGTAGGTGATTATGCTGAAAAAGATGCTGAACTTACTTTAAGATTATATCATGTATTAAAAAAAGAAGTAGAGGAACAAGATTTAAAAGATATATTTGATTTAGAAACAAAGTTATTTCCTTGTCTTATAGATATGTCATTTAAAGGAGTTCGAATAGACTTAGAAAAAGCACACAAATTAAAAACAGAATTGGTAAAAAAAGAAGAAGACATATTATACCAAATAAAAAAACAAACAGGCAAAAATATTGACATAGGAGAAGACTTATTCGCACCAAGGGCTTTAGGAAAATTTTTTGATGGATTAAATATACCTTATAAAAGAACTGAGAAAACAAAAGCACCATCATTTACTAAAAAGTTTTTTGCAGAGAGTTCTAATCCTATTATAAAGTTACTAGCAAAAGCAAGAGAAATAAGAACAGCGCATAGTAATTTTATAGAGAAACAAATTATTAACTACGTTCATAAAGGTAGAATACATGCTCATATTAATCCTTTGAGAGGAGAGCAAGGTGGTACAATTACAGGTCGTTTCTCGTATTATAAACCTAATCTTCAACAGATTCCAGCGAGGAACAAGGAACTAGGTCCTTTAATTAGAAGTTTATTTTTACCAGAAGAAGGTTATAAATGGGGTTGTTTTGACTATTCACAACAAGAACCAAGATTAGTTGTGCATTACGCAGCTAGTACTCCAAATATAAAAAAAGATTCATCGGTTAAAGAAATTGTAGATAATTATAAAAATAATGATTTAGATTTCCATAGTGCTGTTGCTAAGATGGCAAATATTGATCGAGATACAGCTAAAACAATTAACTTAGGTTTATTTTATGGAATGGGTAAAAATAAATTAAAAGCTGAATTAGAATTAGATAATAACGAAGCTGAAGAATTATTTGATAAATACCATAGTAATGTACCATTTGTTAAAATGTTATCCAATCAATTAACTAAAACTGCGCAAGAATATGGTTATATAAAAACATTGCTTGGTAGACGTTGTAGGTTTCCTAAATGGGAAGTTGATGAATATAGAGCGGGTAAGATGAGTAATGTATATGACAGCGAGCAACAAGCGGCTGAAGGATATGTTAAGGAATATTTAGAAAAGTATCCAGAAGCTAATAAAGAAAAAATAGAACAATTAAAAAAATATCCTAAGATTAGACGTGCGTATACTTATAAAGCTATGAATAAATTAATTCAAGGATCTGCTGCAGACCAAACAAAACAATCTATGATTAATTTATATAAAGAAGGTATTATTCCTCATATACAAATCCATGATGAATTAGATATATCTGTTAAAGATGATAATGAAGCTAAAAAAATTGTTAAAATTATGGAATCATCTGTTGAATTAGCCGTACCTAGTAAAGTAGACTATGAATGTGGTGATAGTTGGGGAGATATTTACAGTTGATTTAACATTTAGCTATGTTAATATAATTAATAACAAAGGAGTAACTATGAAAATAAGTACTATCGAACAAGACCTAGGCAAAGTGTGGGTTGTTATTAAAAATATTTTAATAATTCATAT